GCGCGCTACTGTTGTCGCCACACAGTAAGCCAGGTAAATCAATCAAGCCGCACGATATAGCTACCTTCCCTTGGGAGAAGAAAAGCAAGTCGAAAGGCAACAACCAGTTGCTGAAGAACGCATTAAAGAGGGCAACAAATGGCCAAGCTAAAGGATCTTAAAGTAACAATCGGCCTGAGCAAGGCAGGGCTTACAAAGCTCAACTCCGACCTGCGCAGCACCAAAGCCAACTTCAACAGGAACTTTGGTGAGATAGGCAAGATGGCCACCAACATGGGCAAGAATTTGACCATGGCCATTACTGCACCGCTGGTGGGGATGGCGGCAATGAGCCTTAAGGCATTTGACACGCAGCAAAAGGCCATTGCTCAAGTCGAAGCCGGTCTTAAATCAACGCAGGCCCAGGTTGGCTTTACGTCAAAGGAGCTGCAGAAGATGGCCAGCGACTTGCAAAAAAAGACGCTGTTCGGTGATGAGGTCATCCTAAAGGACGCCACGGCACAGCTGCTGACCTTCACCAATATCACCGGTAAGGAATTTGCCGAGGCGCAAAGACAGGCGTTGAACTTGGCCACTAGGTTGGACGGCGACCTGAAGAGCGCAAGCATCATGCTGGGTAAAGCGCTAAATGACCCTGTCGCTAACCTGTCGGCTCTGAGCCGCGCTGGTATTCAGTTTAGCGGCGATCAGAAAGAAGTCATTAAGTCGTTGGTTGAGTCAGGCCAAACGGCAGAAGCGCAGTCGCTCATCCTTGCAGAACTAGAGAAGCAATATGGCGGCAGTGCTGAAGCGGCGGCAAAAGCCGGCATGGGGCCATTCAAGCAACTGCAAAACACAATTGGCGATGTCAGCGAGCAGTTCGGCGTGTTGCTTAATGACATGATCAAGCCGATCATCCCTAAGATTCAGGCACTAGCAGAAAGATTCGCCAACCTGAGCGACAGGCAGAAGAAACTAATTATGATTCTTGGCGGCATTGCTGCCATGGTTGGTCCGCTGTTGCTGTTGGTAGGCGCGCTAATTAGTGCCGCTGGGGCTATGTCGGCGTTGAATCTTGCGATGTTGGCTAACCCTGTCGTGTTGCTTACGGCCGGTCTCGTTGCTTTGCGCCTCGCGGTAGAATTCTATGGCGAAGACGTCAATAAAGCCACTAGAGAAACACGTGATTTTACCGAGAGTCTTGAGGGCTTAGACGAGCAGCAAAAGCTCAATGCCATTACTGCGCGCAAATTGGCGTTGGAGACAAAGCTGCTGGCAAAGGAACAAGCGATTGCTAATGATGAAATAGAAAAGGCAGGAGTCTTTGAGCGTCTTGGCGGTAAGGCCATTATGATTGACGTCGATGCTAGGAAGCTAGAGGCGGCCAAGGCTGAGGTGGCAGACATACGCGAGGCTTTGCGGATGCTTCAGGAGGAAGAAACGTTTATCCGGTTTGGTACAGGCGTTGAGATTCTAGGCGACAAAGCACTAGCCGAGAAAGAGAAGAAGGAGCTTGAAGCAAAAAAGAAGGCATTTAAAGAAAGATTTGAAGCCTCAGCCAAAGCGAGGAAAGCGCAGGAAGCGCTCAATGAGGCTACATTTCAGCACATTGTAAGCGCAGAAGGTGAAGCCGAGGCAATACAAGGTGTAATTGATGTCTACGGCGAGCTAGGCGGAGCCATTGAGGAAGTTGAACTTGAGGAGGAAAAGCTATTTGAAGAGGACACCCAGGAGCGTATTAAACACGGTACGCGCTTGCTGCGCAACGCTGCCTTGGCCTCTGAGAATATTGGTCAGGCGTTGAGCGTCACGAGCCGTCTAGTCGATGGCGCCTTTGAGAACATCAAAGACAAAAGCCAGGGCTTCCACATGGTCATCAAACAAATGTTGGAGGATCTACTGAAGCGCGCAATCTCTCTTGCTGCTGCATTTGGTGCTATTGCATTGTTCACTGGTACTGCTGGCGTCAAAGCTTTGGGCGGCTTTAAGAAGTTCATGATGGGCGGTCTAGGCCTAGGCATCCCACAGATGGCCGAAGGTGGCCTTTTCCAAGGCGCAAGTCTTGCTATGGTCGGCGAGGGTCCAGGCACAAGCATGGTCAATCCGGAGGTCGTAGCGCCGCTCGACAAGCTGCAGCAGATGATGGGCGGTGGTCACGTCACGGTTACCGGTCGTCTTGACGGCAGGGACATCTTGATTAGCAGCGAGCGCGCAGGCTTTGACCGTAACCGAGTACGCGGATTCTAATGGCAGGAGAAAGACTATACAGCGAGTTTACCGACGACAAAGGCACCGATTGGCGCGTAAGCATTTACGACACCAATGCTATTTGGAACCCAGCCAACAAAGCCAGCTTCAAGCTTGGCTCCGAAGGCTTCGTCATCAACTACACCGGCAACAACGAGCAGCAACACCAGCCAATTATTGGCAGCTCAGTGGAGTTTACGCTGTACGAAGAGAACAGCGACCACACGAATACGCTCAACCTGCTGTACAGCTTTGCCGAGGGCCGGCTGTTGCTTGAGGTCTACCGCGATCCTGACGGAGACAACGATATCTACTGGCGCGGCGTAATCCTTGCTGAGCAAGTAGAGCGCATGGACGAGCCATTTCCGACTGCCGTGCGACTGACGGCCAGCGATGACCTGGGCAACATGAAGGACGTGACGTTCTCGCGGTCACTGTTGGGCACCATTGGCACCACTGTACTTAGCGACGTGTTGCGGTGCCTGAGCGTATTGCGCACGAACGAGCTGTACAACACTACCGAGCCGCTCATACGCTACATCAACGACACTGAGCTGTACGCGTCGTCAGACGACAGTAATCCATTGGATACAATTACGTTGACTGTGCCGAAGAAGCAATCGAGCACAGGCGAAGCGGAAGACTACAGCTGCTTTGAGATTCTGCACAGCTTGGCAACGTGCTTTAATGCTCGCGTATTCCAGGCGGAAGGCGTGTGGTGGTTTTGGCCGATTAACGTGCATCAGCGCGTAGCAGATAGCGAAGTGCTAGGCAGCGCGGTCAAGCAGTACGACAAAGAGAAGACGGCAGTAACGTTTACGGCGGCCGACCAAATCGCATTTAACAATGCCATCGGTCAAGAGAGCAGCACCGACTACAATAAGCTAGCCGGTCATGTGTTCACGCACCTGCCGCCCATTGAGAGCGTGCTGCGCACACGGCGCACGTCAGGCAACATCTACATCGTCAGCGGTGACGACGACACGATTGTTACGTCCGGCCAAAACATTACGCTGGCTGACGATGACCGCACCTATGAAGTTGGAACCAAGTTCCAGGTTAGCGGTCAAATTCTGTTTAACGTCAGTGCCGACGCTAGCTTCGACTTTGGCCTGCCGGCGTCGCGTGTTAACGTAGAGCTGGAAATAAAGCTTAATGCTGACGCCAAGTATTACCAGCCTGAGGAGTGGACGACGGACAGTACCGATCGCTACGTTATCACCCTGCAACAGTTTGACCGTAGCAATGGCTGCAACATCAACTCGATGTACAGCTTCATTACGGACGCGCTGCCGTCGGAAGAGGATGGGCTAGACGTAACTGCGGTCGTCAAGTTCTTTAACCTGGAAGGCACCAACGTTACTAGCAGCTACACTAGCGAGGACTTCTACCTGTTCCTAGCTGTGACTTACGTTGACGGCGATACCGGCAATCCGGACAGCATCGTGTTCCGTGCCGACGGCAACAGTGAAAACGTGCTGGTCGTAGATCAGGGCGAAATCCTGCACGGCGACCGCAACAACTTCAGCTCACAAGGCGTCTTCATCGACAGCAACAAAGAGTGGAAGACATCGCAGACTACCGGTCCGCTGCCCATACACCGCCTGGGCGTCAATGAGACGCTAGCGCGCCAGCGCTTTGCCACGAAGATTCATCGCGGTACTGTGTACGGCCTTATCGAGATGTGGCAGACTCTAATTGAAGACAGCGAATACTACGTGCCGTTTCAATTGAGCACGGTCATGAACATGCGTGAGACTACCGTCGAACGCTACAAAATTGCTTACGACAGCAGCGGCATCACCAACGCCGACGACGAGGTACGTCGTGAGCAGAACCGTGGCGACTTGGTAGACTTCGTCAACGCCACAGCGAACACGATTACGAGCCAAGTGCAACAGCCGAAGCTGGCTAGCGGCAGCGGTCCTGTTGCGCCTACAGGTGGCCGCGCGATTGCCCTGTCCGACATCCAAGGGCCGGTAACCCACCGCGTCGTTCAGGTCGAGCACCAGCTAGGCAGCAGCTACACCATTGAGGACGGCGACTATGGCTACATCTACATGAACACCTTTGTCGGTGCGTCCAATGGCACTGGCCGCTTGTTCTTGCCAAAGGTTGAGAACAACGAAGGGCGCATGTTCCGCTTCAAGAGTGACTCAACTATATCCGCAACGCAGAACTATCAAATCAACATTCAGACTGCGGAGGTTGCTGCCGGTGTGCGCATCGATGGCGGCAATTATGTTGCCATGAACCGAGACTATGACGGCGTAGCTGTACTTTGTTTTGACGGACAATGGTACGTCATACAGCGAAAGTCAAAGTGAGGGAGATTAACAGGGTCATACTGCACTGTAGTGCGACAAGGGAAGGTGACGACATTAGCGCGGCGACCATTCGTGCCTGGCATACATCTCCCCCACGCAATTGGTCAGACATTGGTTACCACTACGTCGTTCGGCTCGATGGCACAATAGAGAGCGGACGACCAATTACAAGAGCTGGCGCACACGTCAGAGGTCACAACAAAGACAGCGTCGGCATCTGCTACGTCGGCGGTCTCGACGCCAGCGGCCACCCAAAAAACACGATGACACGTGAGCAGCGACTGAGCATCAAGCGCATCTGTCGCGCTCTGTGCCATGTGCTCAACAAACCATTAGATCTACATGGCCACAGGGAATACAGCTCGAAGGCTTGCCCATCGTTTGAGGTCTCGGAGGTCTTCTGCGGCCTCAAGGACTGGATGGCATGCCCTGACGTCGGCGTTTGAGAACAAGGGCGACCTAAAGCGATGGTCTGTCAAGAACACAGCAGGCGGCCTGATCGTCACAACGGCTTGTGAACAGATTGTCGTGCATGGCATAACCTGGGAAGCTATCACCTTGTGTTTCGTAGGAATACTCCCCCTTGCCCTTAGTATGTTTGACAGATGAACGATGGGGGCGATTTAATAGCGTTGAACCTTGTGTGGGTAGGTTGGGAAATGGCCAAATGGCAGGAGGTCATCGACTGGGGTCTGAGCATCGCAGGCGCTTGCACGCTGCTTGCTATAAACATCGTTCGACTGCGGAAGATGCTCCGTCAACGTCGCGATGTTGATAACGGCTGAGGCAAAAAATTTTATTCCCCTGCATATGTGACGTACTTGGCGGCATCAAAAACCCCAAGCTATGTCACAAGACATCTTTACATTCCTCCAGGAGAGCACGAGCGGTGCCTCCGACTACGTTAAGTTTCAGGACGGCGACAAGCGCCACCTGCGCATCCTCAGTAAGCCTATCACCGGCCACGAGGTCTTCGCGGACGGTAAGCCGGTACGGTGGGAGCCGGACGCCCCACGACCTGAGCACGCCATTAGCGACGAGCGGCCTAAAAAGTTTGTGGCCTTTGTGGTGTTCGAGTATGATCACGACAACAGCAGCGGCGCCATTAAGGTGTGGTCGTTCTCTCAGCGCACCATCATTGACCAAATGGCCATGCTGTTCAAGGCCGAGCATTGGACTACGTTCGAGCTGGTTGTGACTCGTGTGGGCAAGGGCCTCGACACTAAGTACAACGTGACCGGCATTCAGTCACCCATTGAAGAGAACCTGGTTGCGTTTGCGTCCAAGGCAGACGAGTACATCGACCTGTCCAAGCTGTACACAGGTGATTCGCCATTCCTGCAGGATCTGCCGGAAATCAGTGTGGCCAAGCCTAAGAAGAAGAACAATGACCTCCCCTTCTAAGTCATGGCAGCAGGAAAGAGACCAGCTCGTCGCCACCATAGACGAGCACCGCAAGCGTCAACGCATGTTGCGGCAGGCACACAAGGCGTCACGACGGTGGGTGAAATCGCGCGAGGCACTGAGTACGATGCAATTCTTGGCTTGGCATCTCCAAAAACCATTCGTGTAGTGGACCGCATGTATACAGAAGAGGAGGCCGAGCAGGTCACCAGGCTGCGTCACGAGCGTTGGAACCTGTTGGCGCGCTTCAATGAAAAGCACGGCAGCCAAGACACGGAATGGTCGCAGATGAATCGCAGGATGCGCACAATCACCGACGAGCTGTACAAGCTAACCGGCAATCCCATCTACTATGTCGAAGGCTAAGTACCTACCGCTGTCGTTCAGCAGCCTGAAGGCGTTTGCACGATCGCCGCTGCAGTTCATCGAGTACAAGACGAACAAGAAGGAGCCGACGCCTTCTATGATGTTTGGCACCCTGGTGCACCGCGCACTGCTAGAGCCGGAACAGTACAGCCGCACCGTAGCTGTATGGGAAGGCGGTCGGCGTGGCACCAATGCATACAAGGAGTTCCAAGCAGCCAATGAGGGTAAGGACATCATTACTGCAACGGAGGCGATGGATATACGCATGTTGTGCCACCGCGTAGAGGAACACCCTTACGCCGGCAGCATGCTGAAGCAGTGCCAAAAGTTTGAGGTACCATTTCACATAGATCAGTGCGGTTTACCGCATCGCGGCATCATTGACGGCCTTGGCTCCTGGTTTATGCTCGACCTGAAGACTACACCGAGCGTGAGCCACTATAGCCTGCAGCGTAGCATCTACGATATGAAGTATTACATGCAAGCTGCTATCTATCAGCGTGCTGCAGCAATGATGGGCTATGACCACGAAGCGTACTTCATTGTAGCCGTCGAGTCGTCTGCACCGTATCATGTGCAAGTAGTAGAGTTGGAACCGCACTACATCGCACGCGGTCACATCGAGTGGGAAAACCTACTGGAGCAGTTCAAGCGATGGGATGGCAGCGTAAAGCACAGCCTAAACGAAGAGGACGAAGCAGGATGGCAGATGGACGCGCCCTCATGGGTTCCGCCTATCGATATTGGTATATGATTAACTCCAGGGACAAAGGCAAGCGATTTGAACTGAAGATTGCAAAGGTGTGGATGCGCCTCTTCGGAGGTGACGTAGAGCGCACGAGCTATGCGTCGAAGAAGTTGGACGACATGGGTGTGGACCTGACCAACACCGATCCGTTTAACATCCAGTGTAAGGCGGTAGAGTCAAGCATGAACTACCATCAGATATTGGAGCGCATGCCGCACGGCAGCAACATTAATCTTGTCGTGCATAAGCGCAATCATCAGCCGCCTGTCGCTGCCATGTACCTGGAAGACTTCCTTGAACTACTAACGGCAATGAAACGTGAAGGCATCTTGTGATGAGGTTGTCGAGGTAATCGAGCGCAGCTATGACGGCGTGAGGTACCGCGTTACAATCACTGAACACCGACAGGTAATGCCGTGGGGCACTCAACCGTGTTGTTTTCGCACGGCGAAGTGGGAGCGCCTTGGACCAGTGCAGACAACGCTGTTTGAATGAGCAAGACATACAAGGCCGTATTTGAGTGCCCTGAACACAAAGAGCGCGAGGTGTGGTATGTGTCAAGCAGGTTAGAGGCCAAGCGCATAGCACGTCAGCACATCACCAGGGTCGGTGGCAAGCTGCTGAAGAAGTACAAGGGGGTAAGCTACAGCGTCACGATTAGCGAAGTGTTCAAGGACACACACGAGGTTTACTACGACTTGGTGTCAAGCTGGGGCAGAGACTGATGGCACGAAAGCACATCATAGTACCAATGCATATATGGGACATGGAAGAGTTGAGCGTAACAGAGCGCCTAGTGGCTTCCGTGATCTACGGTTACAGTGAACACGGCAAGCCGTGCTTCATGACGAACACAGGCCTAGCCAAGCTGCTGCACGTATCGCGTCGCACGGTGTCAGCATCGGTCTGCAACCTCATCGAACAAGGCCATGTGATGGCCGACAGGGTTGGAAGTAAACGCACACTAGGGTGGAAGAAACTTCCCACAGGGTTAGAAAAATCTGCTACCCCCCTTAGAAGCCAGCTTCCAACCGTAATACATAACTACAATACAGAACCTAATACAGAACATAATAGGATGATGGAGGATGAAAAGAGACCATTGCATTGGCAGCAGGTGAGGGACTACTTCACCTGGATCAACGACAAGGAGCGCACGCAGCACAGCAGCCACGTGGTCAGTTGGGCGAAGGACTTCTTCACCTACTACGATGCGCGCAACTGGCGCAACAAGCATGGTGACATCACACGATGGAAGCCAGTGGCGGAAGCGTGGTATCGTAGGAACGCCAAGAACGTACCGCAGAGGGCTGTACAGCGACGCGATGAGGAGCAGGTAAGGTCAGACATCAGATGGCACCGTAGACGCGCTGAGGCGTGGGCTAAGAACCCTGAGAAGGCACACTTAGCAGAGCAGGAGCGCAGGCACGCGGACCAGCTTGAGCAATCACTGATGCAAGGAGGGCGATGAAGGACCAGGTTTATTACATACCACATCAGGAGTCGGTGCACGGTGATCCTGAGCGCTGGGAGCAGTTTGCAGTGGACGTGGCCAACAGGGCGCACGAGATTACAGATGCAGCCACAGAGTTTATCGAGAGAATCGGCACACGTCAGGGCAGCACAGTGCTGCTGTCATATCTCAAGATGCTGGACAACGTCGACCAACTGCAAAGGATGTTTGACCTTAGTGAAGAAGCTAATGCCACGGATGCCAGAGACACCGAAGCGTAAGCCGATGAACGTGCGCAGGCACAAAGAGCCACGCTACAACAGCACGCAGTGGCGTCGGTATCGCAAGGCGTACCTCGCCGAGCATCCGCTGTGCGTCATGTGCAAGGCGATCGCCACGGTCGTCGACCACATCAAGCCGGTGCGCCTCGGTGGTGACTTCTGGTGGCCAGGCAACCACCAAGCGATGTGCAGCACATGCCACAACAGCAAGAGCGGCCGCGAGAGCCACACACCGGTAGCCTATTGAGAAAAAAAAAAGCGAGCGCCGCGACATCGCCGGTGTGACTCGCGTAAAGTCTGACCCATTTTGAACCATTCCCATATGACCCAAAACACATACAACACACTGCTGTCCAACATGGGCGGCGCGTCGGCGGTAGACGAAAACACCCGCGAATTGATTTTTACCCTGTCCAAGATCATCGACGAGGAACGCACCTTGCAAGAGATCATCGACCGCGAAGGCATGGTGTACGAGACCACTGGCGACAAAGGCCAGAAGTACATCAAGAGTCGCCCGGAGTACATCGAACTGCAAAGGCTGCGCGACAAGAAGCGGGCATACATCAAGGCGCTGGGCATCAGCAGCGGCGAAGCGGAAGACCCTGATTTCGTCTGATGTCGTTACGCGATGAATACAAGTTCCACCCAATAAGCAGGTGGATCAATCAGCACCGCGACTTGCAACGCGGGTTCAGCTGCACGGACATCGACCTGTTCTTTGAGAACCACATCCGCGGTTACTGCATGCACATGGAATTCAAGCACTGGACGGAGACGGCGAGCGCGGCACAGCGTGCCAACATCATGATGATCGCCGACGTGTGGAGCAAGGCGGAACCGGTGCGGTACTTCGAACAGTACACCTGCCACATGGACTACCGCGGATACTACGCCATCAACATGTTCCGCGAAGAGATAGACAACGACGACCCGATCCGTATCACGTGGGTCGGTGGCTACGACGTGCAGCCGGTGACCAACAACCACGAAGAAGGTGCCGCCAACATTCTCCTTTCCTTGTGCCTGGGCAAATACAACGATGAGTATCTACAGTGAAGAGAAGGCAGAACATGCGGTACAATGGATTGAGCGGTACTGCACGCACGTCAAGGGTTCGCTTGGCGGCCAACCGTTCATCCTTGAGGAATGGCAGAAGGACGACATCATACGACCTCTCTTCGGCACGCTCCGTGAGGATGGCTTGCGTCAGTATCGCCAAGCGTACATCGAGGTACCTCGGAAGAACGGCAAGAGCAATCTTTGTGCTGCCATCGCCCTTTACTTGCTATTCGCTGACGGAGAGCCAGGCGCTGAGATTATCAGCGCAGCGGGTGACCGGAACCAAGCGCGTATCGTCTTTGAAATCGCATCAGCCATGTGCGCGAATCACAAAAGCCTTACCGCGCACGGTAAAGTCCTGCGCAACACCATCGAGTTCAAGAACAGTTTCTACAAAGCCATATCCGCTGAGGCCAACACAAAACACGGATTCAACGCCCATGCCGTCATTTACGATGAGCTGCACACAGCGCCGTCGCCTGATCTATGGGAAGTCCTGAAGACCTCAACGGGCGCAAGGACTCAACCGCTAATCATCGCCATCACTACCGCGGGCCACGACACTTCTTCGATATGTTGGGAGGTCCATGAGTACGCGCAGAAAGTCAAGGAAGGCAGCATACAGGATGAGACATTCTTGCCGGTCATATATGCGGCTGATAAGGATGATGACTGGACAAGCCCGGCGACGTGGGCGAAAGCGAATCCGGGATTCGGTACAATATGCAAGGCGGATTATTTCGAGCAAGAAGTAAAGCGGTGCAAGGAGAACCCGCGGCAGATCAACACGTTCCTTCGCCTGCACCTGAACATCTGGACCGCCAGCGAAGAACGGTGGGTTACCGACGATGAGTTTATGCGCGGCGGCGATGAGGTTGACGAAGCCCACCTTCGCACGCTGCCATGCTACGCGGGCATGGACCTATCCAGCACCAAAGACCTTACCGCTGTAGCACTCATCTTCCGCGACGATGTCAACGACTGCTTTTACCTTAAGTGCCACCACTTCGTCAACGAAGACAAGGCGAAGAGCAAGAGCCTAAGCGGTGGCGTGGACTACTACCACTTCCAGCGACAGGGACTAGTGACCATCACCGACGGCAACGTAACGGATATGCTTGCCGTGCGCCACTTCATCCAAGACATGGCGCAGCAGTACGATCTAAGAGCGCTGGCCTATGACCGATACATTGCCCACCTAGTGGTGCCGTTCCTCGACGGCATCGACTGCCAACCGTTCGGGCAGGGCTACGCTTCGATGTCGTACCCAACCAAGCAGTTCGAGGTGCTATTGTGCAAGGGACAGGTGAAGCATGGCGGCCATGAGGTGTTGCGGTGGCAGATGGGCTGCGTTCACTTGGCACGCGACGAAGCCGACAACATCAAGGTGACCAAGAAGAAGAACAGCGAGAGTCAGAAAGTAGACGGCATCGTGGCTTCCATTATGGCTATGGGTTGTTACTTTAACAACGCCCAAGAGGACGAGCCACTGTTAGAAGTGATCAGCCTCTGAGTGCGGGTTCATATTTGGTTAAGTGAGATGAGGCGCGACGGTGCCTCATCTTTTTTTTTGGAGGGAAATAAATTTTTTCCTTAGATTTGTCACAACAAGACGAGGAAACGACCTCAGCCGCTTGTAGTAAAGTAAGGCCGAAAGGTTTTGCAGATACCAAAGATTGGAATGCGTGATAGGCCATTGCGCAACCACCCTTAGGCCGGGTGAGTCAGTACCAACGCGACAAGTAAGCAAGGTTGTAACGGGTTTCGAGGGCAAACCTTAAACGTCATAAGTCCCTCAAGCATTTAGAATGCCCCGCTTCGGCGGGGCTTCTTTTTTTACGGTGTAAAGACACAGGTCGCGACGGTGACTCGCCCTTGTTAAATTGCACGTATGCCCAATCGTCTACAACGATTCGTTAGGGAAGCCCGCATGCGCGTAGGCCTCGACCGACCGCAGGACATTGTTGCCGCGGTGGGTCTATACGGACCAACCGCCAGCGGTGCCAACATCACCCACGACACCGGTATCCGCTTGAGTACCGTGTATGCATGTGTATACAAGATTGCAAGCACCTTGGCCAGCCTTGGCCTCAACCTTTACAGCACTGACGGCACGCGGCGCGACATCGTTACCGGCCACCCGGCCATCGACGTTTGCACGTTCCGCCCGAATCAGTACGAGACACCATTCTACTTTTGGGAAAGCATTATCGCTAATGCGGTACTGAAGGGCGTTGGCTATGCCATCATTACCCGCGGTGCTGGCGGTGTGCCCATCGCGCTGCAGTGTGTCGACAGTGATTTGGTCGAACGGCGCATCATCAATAACACAACCGTAGTCTACAAGCTGCACGACGGAACCGTGGTGCAACAGGAAGACATGCTTGAGGTGTGCAACCTGCACAGGAAGTCACCGATACAGCTGCACCGTGAGAACCTTGGACTAGCGCAAGCCGCCCAGGACTACGGTAGCCAATACTTCGGTAACGGTGGACAGATGACCGGCGTGCTGTCGTCCGATCAGCCGCTTAAGTCTGAGCAGATGCAGATGCTGCAAAAGAGTTGGAACGGCTCGATGACATCGGCCGGTACTAAGCTCCTGCCGTTCGGGTTCAAGTACAACCGCATCAGCATCGCACCGGAGGAAGCGCAGTTTATCGAAACGCGCAAGTTCCAAGCCGAAGAGATCTGCCGCATCTTCTCTGTTCCGCCTGCCTTGGTGCAACTGGAATCGCAGACGACATACAACAACGTCGAACAGCAGAACCTGATGTTCGCCCGGCACACCGTGTTGCCATGGGCCAAGCGCATCGAGCAGGAGTTGGCCGTTAAGCTGCTCACCCTGCAGGAAGCGCGGTCCCATTATTTCAAGTTCAGCCTAAACGACCTGTTCCGCGGCGACATGCAGGCGCGTGCCAACTTCTTCACCCAGATGCTGCAGAATGGCGTTATGACAATCAACGAGGTTCGGGCACAGGAAGAGCTAAACCCGGCACCCGGTGCCGACGCTCACTTAGTCCAAGTCAATCAAATTGCCCTTGATCGCATGGGCGCATATTCAGACAAGATTTCAAGCGATGCCACGTAACGACTATCCCGACGGAGCAGTAAACAACGCGAAGCGTTGCCTTGCTTGGGTAGAGGAAAACGGGTGGGGCAGTTGCGGGACCGACGTAGGCAAGCGCCGGGCCTCACAGCTCGCCAACCGTGAGAACGTCAGCGACGACACAATCAAACGCATTTACAGTTTCTTGAGCCGCCACGCCGAAAACGCCGACGTACCATACTCGGAAGGATGTGGAGGGTTGATGTACGATGCGTGGGGCGGTAAGAGCATGCTCAACTGGAGCCGTGCCCGCGTCAACGAAATGGAAGAAAAAAAATCTAAACCCATGACCGATACACATTTGCCGGGCTACGTACGCCGGGCGTTGCACAACATCAGCCGCCGAACCAAGAAGGCAACCTATATGCAGCTGGTGGCGATCTACACCAACACGCCAGGCGTAGACAAGGAACGCATTGCCGAGGTGCGCAAGTTCATCAACGGAGTTGCGGCACGGAAGCAGACGAAAGCGGAGAACCGCGGCGTTCAGTTCCGTAAGTCGGAAATGCGTGCGACCGAGGACGAAATGGTTGTGGAAGGTTATGCAGCGGTATTCGATAGCGTCACCGACATCGGCCCGTTCCAAGAGCGCATCGCACAAGGCGCGTTCAGCAATGTTCTGGAAGACGACGTGCGACTGCTCATCAACCATGACGGTGTCCCGCTGGCACGCACCAGCAACGGAACGCTGGAACTGACGCAGGACGACAAAGGTTTGTACTACCGCGGCACCTTGAGCAACACCCAAGCGGGCCGGGATTTGTACGAGATGATCAAGCGCGGCGACATTTCACAAAGCAGCTTCGCTTTTACCATCGGCAAAGAATCGGTAGACGAAGACAACGTTCGTGTAATTGAAGAGGTGGCTTCGCTCATTGACGTAAGCCCAGTAACTTACCCAGCATATCAGGCCGCATCGGTTTCGGCGCGTGCTGAAGAGAGACAAGAAAATGACTGACCTTCCAATTAAAGATTTGCAGGCACTTCGCCAGCAGTACGTCGATCAGCGCGAGGACGTAAAAAAAGCCGCTGAACTTGAAGAGCGCGATTTGAACGAGACTGACGTTACCGAGATGGAGCGCCTGGCCTCTGAGATTCGCAAGGTGGATGTCCAACTCAAGGTGAAGCGGGAAGATGCCCGTATCGCTGAGTCTGCTGTGATGGCGGGCGAGACTGGCCGCAACGGTTCGCACGAGCTGCGCAAGATGTCGAAGCGTTTCGACCTTGCTTCCGCTGTCCGCGATCTGGCGCAGGGCAAGCGCCTGACCGGTGTTGCTGCAGAGTACACCGAGGAAGCCGTTAAAGAAGCTCGCATGGCCGGTGTGTCCATCAAGGGCCAGCTGTCCATCCCGGACGTTGCTTTGCGTGCCTTGGGTGACGCTGGTGAATTCGGTGCCGGATCGGGTTTGACCAACAGCCCGAACATGGTCGGCACGACGGTTGCACAAGGTGTAACTGCACTTGCCAATCCGACGTTGTTCCAGACGGTTGGAGGTCGTGTACTCACGGGCCTTACGTCTAACGTGAACATTCCGATTGTCACCTCAGCTGCTGCGATTGCATCGGCTGCGGAAGGTGCTGACGTTTCCAACGCTGCCACTGCAATCGGCAACAAGTCACTGACGCCGACCCGCTACGGTGCTTTCGTTACCGTTACGGAACAGTTGATGATGCAGGGCGGTCCTGCTGTCGAACAGCTGATCACTAACGACATGGTGACCGAGTTGAACCGGCAGATTGACAAGGCCGCGTTTGATGCTATTATCGGAGCTAGCGACGGTGACGACGCTACGGCTGTCGATGCTGCCGGCTTGCTTGCTGCTGAAGCCAGCCTTGCCGGTGCCGGTGTCAACCTCAACAACGTTCAGTTTGTTGTTGATAGCCGCATGCACGAAGACATTGCCGGGCTTGCTTTGATCAACAGCATTGATTCGGTCATCGACCGTAGCGGTGCGACTCTGCGTGCCATGGGATACCCGTACTACGTTACGGACCTCATGACTCCGGGACAAGGCACCACGCCGACCGGTATCTTGGCCGACTTCAACATGGCTGGTGTACTTGGTTTCTTCGGCGGTCTCGACATCGTTGTTAACCCTTACACGCTCGACCTGTCGCACCAAGTGCGCATCAGTGTCCATCGTTATGCTGACGCTTCCGCACTCCACGGTGGCGCAGCTTACACGTTCCACGACCAGGCAGCGTAATAGCTACCGCATAAGAATGGGAAGCCCGGCCACGTGTCGGGCTTTCCTATTTTTAGGGCATGCAAGTAGACATCACAGGTGATGCAGTAGATCAGGATACCATTATCACGGTAAGCGATCTAAAGGCACACATGCGCGTCACCCATACGCAGGAGGATACGCTGATCGGCGCACTGCGTTCGGCGGCCATCGCATGGGTCGAAGAGCATTGCAACATTAAACTGGGCAGCTACACCGCACGCGGGTACTTGCCTGGTTTCTACAACAGCTATATTCCCATTGGGCCGGTGACCGCGATAAGCGAGGTCAAGTATCAGACTACGGAAGACACCGACTACGCTACCGACCTTACGACGTTGGCAGGTACGTACTGGTTTACGGACCTCATCAGCCAGCCGGCACGCATTGCGTTCCGCGACTACCCGCACGTTTACGACTACGCACTTACGCCCGTGGTGGTTACGTTCACGGCAGGGTATACCACTATGCCCGCGCCTGTCCTCCAGGCTATCCGCTTGCTGGTCGCTCACATGTACGAGAACCGGCAAGAGGAAATTACCGGAACAATCACGACCCGATTGAAGTTCGGCCTTGAGGCGTTGTTAAATCCGTACCGCATCATCTACCAGCCATGAAGAACGCCGGACGACGTGACAGGTACATTACGCACCGCGCCGAGACGCTAACCCAAGACGACTATGGGCAACCGACGGTTAGCACCACGACCGACACCGCAATGTGGGCGGAGGTGGTGTACGCTGGCAGTGCTGGCGAAAGCAAGAAGGCATACCAGATTTTTCCGCAGCGTGACGTGGCGTTTGTTGTTCGGCATCCAAACCCGACGGACGACCCTGCGGGTGTCTCCATTTCTCAGGATGACTCCATCATCTTCGAAAGCAGGGAGTACGATATACTGGGTTTTGAAGAAATAGGAAGGCGCGACGGGTTGCGCATCTTCTGCAAAGAGAAAGGAACCGATGGGCGTTAGGTTTAGGGAAAGCCTTGGGCGCAGTAAGCAGCGGACTACCATCATCGGCCTTGATGAATTAGAAAAGCAGATTGGCCGCATTGGTGACTTTCCAAAAGTGATGGCCAAAGAGCTGCGCAAAGCCAATCGTAAGATTGGATCCTCTGCATCGAAGAAGCTGAAGAACCAGCTTAAGACAAAGCAATTAAGCCGTGAATTCGTTTTCGTTGACAAGGGCCGTGAGTTAGTAGTAGAACCTGGCACGCTGTGGCGCAGCATTGGTGTCAAGAATTCACGCGGCAGCAAAATCAACGTTTTTGTTGGCCCTCGTTTTGGTGGTGCAAAGCGAATGGACGGATTTTTTGCCGCTATCGTAGAGAGTGGGCAAGTAGGTGGCAGAGGCAGGTCTATAGGTTCTAAAAACTACAACGTGATTCGACCTTTCCTGTCTAGGTATTCGCGGGTTATGGAAAGAATGCAAGTCAGCGCATACCGCAAAATTTTTGATCAGTTCAAACTGTAATGGAAATAGGAAAAGCCATATACAAGCTCCTGAAGGATAGCGCCGACGTTGGTGCCATCTGCGCTGACCGTATCTATCCGGAGATGGCGCAGCAGGACGTTGATGTGCCGTTCATCGTCTACACGGTTACCGACACCACACCAAGCGCAACAAAAAACGCCACGTCCAAGCTGGACACCGGGCGCGTAGAACTGTACGTTATCAGCGACGACTACGAGCAGGCGATGAATCTGGGCATTGCTGTCCGCACGGCGCTCGATAGGCAGTCGGGCACGATCAGTTCGGTGGAGGTGCAAAGCATCGACTTCGATACTAGTGATGTGCAGTTCGACCCGGATCAACGTGTGTACGTGCTGGAGCAGACCTACGACGTGCGCATCCAGCGCACCGGCACTGCGCAGGTGGTCAGCCAGTTCCCAGGCAACACCTTTACAGTCGAAGAGGTCGACGGCGATCCGTCGGGCGCGGTGAACAAGCTGGTGTTTAGCAACGGCACGGTAACCATTGTCGGCAACACAGCCACCATCGAAAGCGGTGCAGGCGGTACGCTAACGGTCCGCGAGGACGATGGCGGCAACAGTGCCGAAACCAGCATTTTGGAATTCCCTGTTGACAGCATCACGCACAGCGCAGGTACGGCAACCATTGACGCGCTGCAGATGATCGCATCGGCTATTGGCGACGATCAGAACGTGTCGGGTGTCTACTTCGCTAACGGGCTTGTGGGCGACTTCGACCAAGATGGTTTTGTCGGTAGTGCCGACCTGGTCATCTTCTTTAGCTGGTTTGGCTATACCGTCGAGGATATACAGCTCGCCGTCAATCGCGCCACTACAACGCAGAACAACAACAACTCACCCTTCTTTGCCAACGCGCAGCACAGTGCCGCTGTCGCAACTAAGACCGCGCTGGAGAACGCCGGCCACGTCGTTGAATACTTCGAAGGCATCAACACTGCCTTGGGCGGTGGCTACGTGCCCGACTGGGAAGCCGATACGGTAACGGACTACACGGTGCGCCGAACGCTGTACATCTCAAACACCAGCTTCCCAACGTCGCTGGCGCAGTTCCAAGTGTATCCGCTTGGGCCGTATGACGACACCGCACGCGCTA